AGGCAAATTAGTAGAAGTACTTGGTCCTGTCTGTCTAGATAAATGGTCTAATTGTCTAAGTAAATACGCCGATATAGTAGAAGCTGTATCTTCTTGAATAAAATTATTTTCTGCACCTGCATTAAAAAAGAACATTTTATATGTCCAAGCTCCAACTGTTTCACTTTGCAAATTATCATTGTAAAAACTATTAGATGTTCCTGTGTTCAATAATACTCCAGGAGCTGTAAAAGATTCTCCTGCTGCTGAAGACCTATATAAAGCATGACTAACTGTGTTAGCTCCATATTCCCATGTAATTCGTAAAGTTTGGTTTGATACTCTAGTAACTTCTATAGCACCAGATGGTAAACCAGGTGATGTCTCTTCACCTGCTGTTACACTCGACTCTGTCGGAGCAACGCTTTGAGTAATATTTTGTGTTAAATCCATTTTAAACCAACCGTTAAATGTTTTAATATAAAAACTTTTATTACCAGCAGTGTTTACTATAACTGTATCCCCATTACTACCTTCTTTATTGTTAGGTATACTATTTCTTTCTTTTGCAGGAGTGCTGTATTGCTGTTCTGCTTCACGTTTTTGTATAGTTTCTATATCTTTTATCATCGTCTTACTTTTTCTCTGTAAACTATTTGCATATCATTAATTTCAAAACCTTCGTTAACAACAGCATTTCCACCAACCTCTTTTATTTGTAGTTGCAATGCAAAAGATTTAATATCTTTTAAATTTGCTTTTGTCACATTACTTCCATTGACTTCTAATTTTGCTGTAGTAAAACCACTTGTACCAGTATGGTCTAAATCATCAATTAATTCAGCATTTCCGTCTACGTCTGGTACTCCATATACGTTTATTCTGCTAGTAGATGGTTGTTTGTAGTTTATATATATGGTATTTATATTTTTTTTAGTATCAGGATTTCCAAAATCAATATCTTTTGTTTGTAATAACACATCTCCATTACTTCCTGATAAATTATTAGAACTATCATCCCATTTTTTTAATGTACTAGTATTGCTACTGCTTGTTAAAAACAACATATTACCATCATTATCATTAACAATGTTAGACATAGAACTTAATGTTTCTTTGTTTTTTAAAGACCAAGACATTGATTTAATATCAAATTGTAAAATAACATTTGCATTAGTATTAAAAATAAATAAACATTTTTTTTCTGGTAAATATCCGATAGTTGCATTCTCGTGGTAGTATGTTGCACTCCAATTAGATAATCTTGGTTGCCCTGTTTCACTTAAATTAATATCTCTTACACGTTTACCATCATATAAATACACAGAAGTTTTATTAAACCACGCAATAAATCCTTCACCTTTTACAACATGGTAATCTTTTTCACATCCTCTAAAATTAAAAGTTCCTTCTAAATATTCTATATCTCTAGATATATTAATTAAATACATAGTATTTCTTTTAAATTGTAATAACTGATTACCTAATGTTTCTAATGCTATAATTTCATCACCATCGTTTACTTCAACATCTATAAAATTATTTTTTCTAAATACGTCAAATTGATTTACATCAGATTTTAATACAGTATCTGACTTAATTACTTTATTAGTGCCATCGTAATACGCTACATTGCCTATATAAGCTCTTCTATTGGCTATAGCAGACGTTTTAAACGCTGACCCTGCTCTACCTATTACTGATTGATTTAAGTTTAAATATGGCTCATTTTTAGATAAACTTAATAATCCTTGTGTAATCATCCAATAATTACTACCGTCATTACCGTGTCCTGTTGGCCATATATAATACTTATTAGTACTATTAAATATTTGACACATTTTATAACTATCGGCACCACCTAAACGTATTCCTTTTTGAAAATCAATATCTAATAATAAATATTTTTGTTGCACTGCGTCTACTTGTGTGCCTAAATGATTTTTATTCATTAATGCCCAATACACTTTTATACCTGATTGTCTAGGATTGTCTGGCAATCTACCTGTTAATGCTAAATGTAAAGGTCTTTTAAATGCTGTATTAACAGCAGTAAAAGTAGGTTGTTTTATATCTCCTATATACACTGGATATGATTCTTGATTTTCATCATAAACTATAGAAGCAAATAACCCGTATACTAATTTTTGGTCAGGAGTATAAACAGAAATATTAGAATTAATTGAACCTATTCCTTTGTCTGCTGCTGATGTATCGTTATTAAAAAAAGCATACAAACAAAATGTTCCATGACCTCCAGATAAATCCATAGCACCATCTAATAAAGTGTTTGTAGCTGCAGCAGTTCCAAGCTTTGCATCTGAAATGTATCCGTTACTATTTGTTCCTGTAACTATATTTAAATCTCCAGCTACTTCATTTCCTCCTACTGTTGTAGTAGTATAATTCAAAACTATTTCTGATGTACCAGGAGAAAAGTTTTTACTGTAATAATTTTCAGGGTCATAACCATACCCATCTCCTGATATACTACTTTTTAATGGTGCTATATACATATCTTCAACGTAATATTTATTTTGCAAATGACCTATATCGTTTGTACCTCCACTAGTAGTAGCAGTAGAATTACCCATATTATATGTTTTGTTTATATAACCAAACCATTTAGGAATATTATCAGAAGCATCTGTTTTAGTTGCAGATATTCTTAATTGACCATCAATTACATAACCATCAATACGTGATGCTGTATTTCCATAAGTAAATTGAGCTGTATCTTTATCTTTAGTATCTAAATTATAAAAATCTATATTTTTAGAATTAGCATCATTAATAAAAAGAATTTCGTGATTAGACAATACAGGGTTTGTATCATCTACATCTCTATCAGTAGAAAGATATATTAAACCATTACCTGCATGAAAAGTACTATGCGTTTCACTATAAGTTCCAGAACTGTGATAGTCATCTACGTGTCCAAATAACTTTATTTTACCAGGAGTTTCATTATCTAAATTGTTTAATACTGCAAATTCATTTGCTGCAATATCTCTGGCATTAGTATTGTTATTTAATCCTCCACTAAAATTATTTATATTTACGCTTTTTTTTGGCATTGTTTGTTCTCTTTTTATTTAAATCTCTTTGTTTCCTAGTGTCATCTAAAGAAGTTCCTGCCCAGGGTTTGCCAATAGAATTACTTGTTATTGGTTTTTCCATCTATTATTTCTCCCCAAACAGTAGTTTTACCATCTATAATTTCAACTACTTCTACTTTAAATTCTCCGTTATCAAACCAATCAACAATAGCAAAAGCATGACCCCAATTATGCAATCTACCTTTTAACCATTTATTGTTTTTATGGTCCATCTTTTTAAGACAACCCATTGCCCAAGCACCAATGTTTCCATTTAACTTGGTCAATGTGTGTCTTTGTATATCGTGAGTATGTCCATACATTACATTCTCACCATATGTTTCCAAATGCTTTTTTGCATGGTATGTTGTTGCAAAAGCACCATGGAAGAACGCTAACTTACCTATCTCTATAGGGAGGTTGTGTTCTTTGTATTTGTATCCTCTTTCTTTGATTCTACATTTTTTTTCAAAAGTATAATCGTTGAGATAAGGATACTTATTAGCAAAATTATCCAACCAGAGGTCGTGGTTACCTTGGAGTAAATACTTTTCTTTACATCCCACTTCTTTAAGCACTTCATCCCACTCATCTAATCCTTCATTTACTAATCTTATATCTTCTTCTACTATTGGAAGTTGAAACTCTAAAGGTGGTAACTTCTTGTCTTTATATCGCCAAGCTGATACAGACTCCCACTCTCCAACATCCCCAAGGTTTACAAACACCGTTGGTTTTATTTTAAGTACTGCTTGTTTAACACATTCTATTGCAGCTCTATCCTCTAATGGATAATGCTGGTCTGGTATTACAATACCACGTTTTTTAAGTTTCAATGAAACCTCCTATTTTTTATCTAGAGCTTTTTTAACTTCAGCCCATAGTTTATCATCTAACTTGTTTGATGATTTAGATACTAAAAAATCACCAAGGTGTAAGATAATAGCTTTTAGTAATTTCTCTGTTCCTAAACTAGTTAGTAACTTTCCTACTATTGGTCCCATTATTTGTCCTCACAATCTTCTTTGCAAGCATCTAGGCCTTTCATATATCCCTGATGCTCTACAATCATTTGTTTAACTTCTGCTAATCTTTCGTTAGCACCTTGCATCTCCTGTACAAGAGTGTTATGCTGCTCAACTAGTGTTTCCATTTTAGTCTCAGCTTCTTGTCTTAGGTCTACGTTTTTTTCTTTTGCCATTTTACAGGTCTCCTATTATGTTATTAATTATTTCTTTTTTATTTTTTTAATTTTACCATTATGCGTTCTAGCAAATTTATGTGTTTTAGTTTCTCTTATAAGAGTTCCTTTATAACGTTTGCCACCCCACATCCAACTTACTGTTTTAGCCATATTACTTTTTCTTTCTTTTATTAGTTTTCTTTTTACCTTTTTTAGGTGGTCTACCTCTTTTTGTACCGTATGTACCTTTACCCATTGGCATAATTTCCTCCTACCATTTAACTTTATGCGACCAATATCTAGCACTTAATTTACTTGGTTTAGCATCTTGTGCATTGTGTCTCGCATAGTATGATTTACGTCTTGCTTTATCTTTTTTACTTTTTGGATTTTTACCAGCACCTTTTACGCCTTGCTGTCCAAATCTAATTGTTTTTGTTTTATCTCCAACTTTAGCTACCACTACATGAGATTTAGTTTTATGGCCAGGTGTACGTTTTGGTTTATTGTAACCAGATACACCAGCTCTTTTTAATTTAGAGTCTTTTTTCTTAGCCATTATCCTTGCCCTCTTTTACGTTTTTTATAATATTTTTTACTAGTTTTAGTTCCGTACTTAGTATTATTAGACATTCCTTGACGTGTTTTCTTCTTTCCATTGCTTTTTCTTGTAGCATTATATCCGAATACTTTACGCATGATGTGTAATATACAATCTATTTAACTTCTTTCCTAATACTTTCCATAATAGTATTTTCATCAAACTTCATAGAAATACCAGGTTCAAATCTTTTAACCTCTTTACCGTTTTCTAAAACAATAATAGTAGGTACTATTTTGATGTTCCATTCTTTTGCTATAGTAGCACCAATCACCTTGTCTTCTATATCTATTTCAGCTACATAACATAAACTAGCTAACTTTTCTACCTTAACTCTATTTTGATAATTCCAACTTGCATTTACTTGTACTACAGAACAATTCTGTACATTAAGCAGCTGCACATCTTGAAAACTATCAAGTCTAACTGATTGAGCCGATAAAGAAGATAAGCAAGCAAATAGCACAAAACCATACGATAAGCATGACTGTAAAATATCTTTTAGCTTTTTCATCCGTTATTTTTCCTAACTTCATTTGTTGTTCATATCTATAAGTGTTTGAGTAATAGCTTTAGTATCTTGTTTAATATCGTCTACTTTTTCTTCTAATTTCTCAACCTTATCTTCTGTATTCATAATACTATTACGAATCATTTGGTCTTTTAAATCATACTCTGTTCTAGAAACTGGCGGTTCTGGTAATTGTTTAGCTTCTTCAATATCATCTTGAAGCGTAAACCACATACCAACAATCATACCAATAGATACAACTACACTAATAGCAGTTTCTATACTTAGACTAAATTTAGTATCTTTACTTACTTCCATTGTTATCCCCTATAATATACCTAATAAAACTGCTGCTAATATGCCAATGCCAGTAATACGTGCAATGTTTTGTTCATTTGTACGCACTCTACCATTTTGTTCTTTTACTAATTGTTTTATCTCTTTTATATCATGATAAATATCAATTACTTGAGCTTCTATAACAGCAACTCTTTCAGCCATTTGTTCTCTGTATTCACTTACTTTCATTATTGTCCACCGCCAAATCCACCACCAGATGTTTCATGATAACCACCAATAGCGTGACTAAAATGATGCGGAGGATTTATTATTGAAGACCTATGTGATGCTGTTACAGTAGTATTTGCTGAACTAGCTAACGGATTATTACTACCACCTATTTTTTCAAAAGCACTTATAGGTCCACTATTTTGTCCAGCATACGTATGTGTAATACCACCAACAGTAACATCTGATGTTGCCATAGCAGATATACTTATATTGGTAGTTTGAACTACTTTACAAGCATCTCCAATATCAGCTCTTAAATTTACATCAGTATTAGGTACTGCCATTATGCGTCTTTAATTGCGTTATAGTCTACTAATTCAGCTTCTACGTCTACTAACTCAGCTTCTAATCTAGCTTTTGTTGCTTCTGCTCCAGCAATAGCATCATCTACTGATACTTGTTCTTCATAATCCATAACAGTAACATCGTTACCATTTGCATTTTTCATAACTCTAGTATGTTTAATTAAAACCATTTTTGTTTCTGCAGCTGCTTCATTTGCTACTGCACTTATTACTTTAGCCATTTAACTTCTCCTTAAGTTCATTAATTTGTTGTTGTTGTTCTTGTACTGCTTTTATTAATACTGAAGTCAGTTTAGCATAGTCTACAGTTTTGTGAGTATCTTCACTATTTAATGTATCTACTTCTACTACTACTTCTGGTATAATCTTTTCTATCTCTTGTGCTATAACACCAATATCATGTTGTCCATTTCTTTTTTCTTTCCAATCAAATGATACTGGTCTAATATCTAACACATCTTTTAATCCATAATTTAAATCTTTAACATTTTCTTTTAATCTAGCATCTGAGGCAATAGTTGTAGAAAACGCTACTACATCACCATCAAACAATCCATTACCACTAGAATCTACTCTCATATATACATCAGTTATTGGAGCTGTTGCTGAATCGTCAAGACTTCCAGTAGTTAAATTATCTTTACCCATAAATATATATTGGTCTGCTACAACTATTATACCATGGTCATTCGCACTATTACCAGCTGATTTTAAATATGTATAATCTCCTAAATTTGTACGATAGTGATTGTATATAATATCGTGAGTTGTAGCATTAGACCAACCACTATTAACCATCTTTAATAAACAACCAGTTGAACCTGATGCGTTTTTTTGAAAATAATCGTCTGCTCTTGAAATACCAAGCGTTCTTGAACCACTTCCATCTACTCTAAATTCTTCAGTATTACCAACATAAAATTTTTGTGAGTCATCTAAAATATCTATTCTATCGTTAATACCATCTGAACTACTAAAGTTTCTTCTTAAACTTAAATCTTCATCATAAGAACCTACAATACCACCATCTACTATAATTTTATTATTAAAGTAAAATTTACCTCTATCAGTATTAATATGTCCCCAACCACTATTAGCTGGTCCTATTTCTATATAACCATTATCAGTTATAAATCTATGATATGCAGAACTACTTCCTGTGTGCGCATGATGATAATAAGCTCTAGTATCATCTACATATAGTTCTAAATAATCACTTGTATCGCCATGTTGATACAATTTTAAATAATTATTACTTTGTAATTGCATAGCAAGACTTTCTGTACCCGCATGTCTTGTCCAAAATCTTAAATGTCCACTTCTATTAGATTGACTACCATCAGTTAAATAAGATGATATTCTTCCTACGCTATTTGTACCACTTTGACTATGTCCAAATACTAAACTTCCTCCACTACCAGCACTTGTTGCTGTATTTCTAATTTCTAATGAAGGATTAGAATTATATCCCATTATTGCACTACCGCTATTAGACATTAAAAACATAACTTTGCTTGTAGCTCTATTGTAAAAATACATCTGACTTGTATCGTGTTCTATGCTTATATCATTACCGCCACTTCTTACAAATTTTAATTGTTGGTCGCCTGTAGTATTAATTTGTAAACCATTAGCTCCATATAAATCCATTGCAAAAGTTGAACCTGGTGTTGTTGTATCTGACTCTCCGTATCCAAGTCTCATACTATGTGCTACTGTTAACTTACCATTAGTAGTTAAAGCCATAGCTCCTTGAGCTTTTGAGTGACTACTATCTCCCCACCAAAAACCTCTATCATCTTCATTATTAAATTGGAAAGTCATACCATAATCATTTAAACCACCAAACGTAATAGCACTTTCCATACCTATCGCATACAAACTACTATTCCAAACTCTATATTTATCTCTTGTTGATGTATCATTATGTACAATTTTATTTGCACTACTAGCACCTAAATCTAAACCATTTTGATTTGCTGCAAATCTTTCAGTCCCATCAGCTATAAATTTTAAAGAATTATCTTCTAAAGAAATCATATCGGTACTATTTTTATTTCTTAATTCTAAAATTTTTCCTGATTGACTTGTTAATATTGCTTTACCAGTATCCCAAGTTAGTGTACCATAATCAGCTGCTGCACCCCATTTATATACACCGCCACCACTTATTGTAGCTCTAACAGTTCCATTTCTACCTCCGTCTTGAAACTGAATAGTACCATCAGTACTACCTGCATATAGCGTTAATTTGTGAGATTGTGCACCCACTTTTAATCCACCACCACCATCATCAAATATTCTTTGGTCGTTAGCAAAACCAATTCTTACTGGTTGTGTAATCTGTAATGCACCATCTGTTAGATACATTTGTTCTTCTCCACCAGTAGTAAATCCTATCTGGTTAGCTGCCTTTCTATATATACCAGTATCGGCATCATTATTAAATCTAAATGAAGGACTACTTGCTGAACCATTTATAGTTCCATACCCTCCATAAGAACTACATAAACCAGCTCCGTCTACTTGATATAGTAATGTACCACCTGTTAATGAGGTAGCGTGTTTTCTAACATCAAATGTTTCAGAACCATCATTGTTATTACTATCTAAATTAATAGTAACATCATCAAAACTATTTATAATTAAATTATCACTATCACAAACAATAGCGTGGTTATTACTTGTTCCATAACTATCTCTATCCCAAGTAAATTGTATTTGTCCTACTCTTTGTATTGATGCACCTTGAGAGCTACCATCGTTTCTTAACTCTAAACTACCATCAGCTTTAATAGATAGCATTCTTGTACCATTACAACTAAATCCAATAGTATTATCAGTAAACCCATACATACCAGTATTTCTTTGTGCTAAAAAACTATAAGAAGGAGCACCAACTGCACCAGTTTGTACTAATGTTTGATTCCCGTCATCATAATAATTAGTTTGCATATTAATAACTTCGGTACCTGGTAATGATGTAACTTCTGATTGGTCGTGATTCCAAGTAACATTAAATTTACCTTCACTAGGATAGTGCACTTCA